AACAGTTCACGGCCTCCATTAACTCGCAGGAGAAACGATTCGAGAGCGTTGTTCGCATGTACGAGGATAACGTGCTGCTGGTTAAGGGCTATGACAGGCTGGCCGGAGATCTGACCCACATTATCCATCTGAATACCCAAGTGCAGACCAAACTGGCTGAGAAAATCGAAAACAATATGAACTGCCCGATTGTGCGGGACGGAGGACTCAAAGCATGGGGATTGACACCGAAAGGATGAAATATAAGGGCCGCTTGGCAGCAAAGAGGGAGGAGGCCAAAAGCCTTCATCTTAGGATTGAAGGCGACATGCATGCCATCCGCAACATCTTGGATCCCTTTATGCCGTTACATGAAGTGCGGGCCGATATAGCTGCGGCCCAGGCTGTGGAGCTGGCGGCCAAGCATGCCGAATATGTCGGCTTACTTGAAGAGATCAAGGCAATCGAAAAGGCGCTGGGAGACTGACGGATGCCAGAGTCGTACTCCTGGGAGACCCGCGAGAGCGCGGAGGAACTGTACATCATCAATGGCCTCACCTACGAGCAGGTGGCGGATCATACCGGTGTATCGGTTTCTCAGCTCAAGCGCTGGGGTCAAGAGAGCAGCTGGCGCGATCGGCGCAAGATGTACCGCCAGGCTCAAACCTCGATCCGCTACGACGTGCGGATGGCTAAAGCCAAGATCATCAAGAGCGTGATCGAAAGCCAAGATCCGCAAAAGGCCTTTGCCTTTAACTCCCTGGTTTCAGCCTCTGCGGCCATTGAAAAAGAAGCATCCGGACAGCCCAAGATTCAAGCCGGGGCAACCAGGATTATTAAAACCTCGCAGGATGCGGTGGATGCTTTGCGTGATGCCGTGCAGAAAAAGATTAATGCCATGCTTACCGAACCGGGCGCTCTATCTTTTGCGGCAATCAAGGATACCAAGCAGGCCATGGAGATGGTCGAGCAACTGGCAGCCAGGTACAAACCGGACACTGAGGAAGCCAACATCCCAGGCGGTCTTTCCGACGAAGGGGCTGAGGAAATTATCAACCGGATATTGGGTACGAGTAAATAGATGGCAGCCACCGCGACCTCACATAACGATACCACTCGGACTCCCATGGCCCTGCTGCCCTATCAGCAGCGCTGGCGAGAGGATGATTCGGATGTAAAGATTATTGAGAAGTCCAGGCGTGTTGGTCTGTCATGGGGGGAGGCGGCGGACGATGCCCTACTGGCTGCCAGACGCAGCGGTATGGATGTCTGGTACATCGGCTACAACAAGGACATGGCCCAGGAGTTTATCGAGGACTGTGGCGACTGGCTCAAGCATTTCAGTAAGGCTGCAGGGGAAATCGAAGAGATTGTCATAAAAGATGAGGACAAGGATATCCTCGCCTTCCGGATCCGCTGCGCCTCCGGTCACAAGATCACCGCTCTGTCGAGCCGTCCTAGCAACCTACGCGGTAAACAGGGCAAGGTTGTCATCGACGAGGCCGCCTTTCATGACAACCTTAAAGAGCTTGTCAAGGCCGCTATGGCCCTGCTCATGTGGGGCGGCAAGGTGGTCATCATCTCCACCCACAACGGCGACACTAATTATTTCAACGAGTTGATCCAGGAAGTCAGGTCAGGGAAGAAGCCCTACAGCCTGCACCGGATCACTCTGGATGATGCCTTGGCCGAAGGCCTGTATCAACGCATCTGTCTCCGGCTCGGCAAGGAGTGGAGCCGAGCTGCAGAGGATGTCTGGCGGGCGAAGCTCATTGATCAATACGGTGATGGCGCGGACGAAGAGCTTTTCTGTATTCCAAGCCAGGGCGGCGGCACCTATCTGACCAGGGCTGTTATCGAACGCTGCATGCGTGATGATATCCCGATCGTGCGCTGGGCCTGCAAGGATGAATTTGCCATCCTGCCGGATCACATTCGCCAGGCCGAGGCCCGCGACTGGTGCGAGGAACATCTGGCTCCGTTGCTGGCCAAGCTCGACCCGCAGCGCGCCCATTATTTTGGTGAAGACTTTGCCCGCTCCGGCGACCTGACCGTTATTGCCCCACTGGCTGAGAAGCTGGATCTAACCTACCGCACCCCTTTTGTGGTGGAGCTGGCAAACGTGCCGTTCAAAGAGCAGGAGTTGATCCTTTGCTACATCGTGGATCGGCTGCCGCGCTTCACCTATGGCAACCTCGATTCACGCGGCAACGGCCAGTATCTCGGCGAACGGGCCATGCAGAAATATGGTGAAGACTCCATTGGCCAAGTCATGCTTTCCGAGAAGTGGTACCGGGAAGAGATGCCCAGGTTTAAATCGTTTTTTGATGACGGCACCATCGAGGTAGCCAAAGACGCCGATCACATGGACGATTACCGGGCAGTCAAGATGATCAAGGGCGTGGCCAAGCTGCCGGATACCAAGACCAAAGGCAAAGACGGACGCCAGCGCCATGGTGACGCCGCCATTGCCGTGGCCCTGGCCGTGGCAGCAACCAGGGCTGAGGCCTGCGAATACGCTTACCACAAGGTGAGCATTAAAGAGATATCCGACCTGGCACGGCCCATTGCCGTGACCGCCGGGTTCGGTCGCATTGAAGGAGCATGGTAATGCCTATCCTTTACGACGCATATAACAGACCGATCAAAAAAGAACAGCTCACCAAAGAGTTGGCCGCGCCATCCCTGGCCGGGGTGCGCACTGTTTGGGACAACACGGTCACCAACGGTCTTACTCCTCAGCGTCTTGCCACATTGCTCCAGGGCGCAGCCCAGGGCGACATGCACGATTACCTCACCCTGGCCGAGGAGATGGAGGAGCGCGATCTCCATTACCGCTGCGAGCTTGGCAAACGCAAGCTGGCCGTCTCCAGCCTGCCGGTAAATGTGGAGGCCTACAGCGCCAGTGACCACGACGTTAAGCTGGCCGACGATGTGCGCGCCCTGGTGAAACGGCCCGGCTTCCGTGGCCTGCTCAAGGATCTGCTTGATGGGATCGGCAAGGGCTATTCCGTGGCCGAGATTATTTGGCAGCGCGGGGCCAAGTGGTGGCCGGAGCGATACGAGTGGCGCGATCCCAGGTTCTTTACCTTTGACCAGGAGAGCCGCAGACAGATCCGGCTCCTCGACGAAGCCGACATGGCATACGGTATTCCGCTTGCACCTTATAAGTTCATCGTCCACCTGCCGCATCTCAAGACCGGCATCCCGATCAGGGGCGGGATGGCCCGCGTGGCCGCCTGGGCATACCTGTGCAAGAACTACGATGTCAAAGATTGGCTGGCCTTTGTCGAGGTGTTCGGAATGCCGCTCCGGGTAGGCAAGTACCGGCCCGGCACTGACGACAAAGATATAAGTGTCCTTAAGACGGCGGTGGCTAACCTTGGATCAGATGCGGCGGCGGTGATCCCGCAGTCCATGATGATCGAGTTTGTCGAGAGCGCCAAGAAAGGCGGCGGCGAAGACATTTTTATGAAGCTTGCCGACTGGCTCGACGCCCAGGTGAGTAAAGGCATCCTCGGCCAGACCGCATCCAGTTCCGGTACGCCGGGCAAGCTTGGCGACGAAAAGCTTCAGGGCGAGGTTCGTGATGATATCCGTGACGACGATGCTCTGCAACTTGCGGAAACGATCAAACTGTTTCTGGTCAAGCCATTCATCGATCTGAACCACGGCCCCCAGGAGAACTATCCGGAGGTGACCATTCAGGCCATCGAGCAGGAGGATGTTGCCGGGTTGACCACTGCACTGAAAGAGCTGGTGCCCCTCGGCCTGAAGGTTGAGCAATCGGTGGTGCGCGATAAGATCGGCCTGCCGGATCCAGCCAAAGACGCGGAACTGCTCACACCTCCTGGTCAGCAGTCTGTGACTGAGCCTGCCGAGAACCATCAACAAAGCTGCTCTGTTTGCAAAACAGCCATGAACAGGCAGGCCGGTGATGACAACGATGATATCGACGAGATAGTGGACGAGGCTTTGGAGGATTGGGATCCGGTCATGGCCCCGGTGATCAATCCGGTACGCCAGGCCATTGAAGAAGCAACGAGCTTTGAGGATATGCAAGCACGTCTGGTTGCCGCCTTTAAAGAGATGGATCCGATCCGGATGGTTGAGTCACTGGCTGAGGCCGGGTTTATCTCCCGCGCCATGGGGGACGTCGATGCTTAAGTTCGGTTTCCCAGGGCCGGTGCCGCAGGATGCCTTGAACTTTATCAAGAACAAGGGCTGGAAGCCTGCGTTCAGCTTTCTCGAAGTATGGCGCGAAGAACATGCTTTTGCTTTTACCGTGGCCAAAGCCATGCAGATGGATGTGCTGGAATCGATCAGGGGCGAAGTTGAAAAGGCCCTGGCCAAGGGCACGACCCTGGCCCAGTTCAAGAAGGATCTCACCCCCACCCTGCAGCGGTTGGGCTGGTGGGGTCGGCAGGAGATGGAAGACCCGATCGACGGCGAAGTAAAGACGGTGCAGCTCGGCAGCCCCAGGCGGCTCAAGACCATCTACCAGGCCAACATGCGACAGGCCAGGGCTGCAGGCCAGTGGCAGCGCATCGAGCGGACCAGACAGGCCTTCCCTTATCTTATCTACGGCCTTGGGCCGAGCGAGAGGCACCGGGAATTGCATATTTTGTGGAACGGCAAGGTGCTGCCGGTGGATGATCCCTGGTGGAACGAACACATGCCGCCCAACGGCTGGGGCTGCAAGTGCCGGGTGCGTCAGGTGAACAATGGGGAAATGAAACGGCGCGGCCTCAAGGTTGCGGATTCCCCCAAAGTGACCAGGCGGGAGTGGATCAACAAACGAACCGGGGTGGTGGAGAAGGTGCCGATGGGGATTGATCCGGGCTGGGACTACAACCCAGGCAAAACTCGTAAGCAAAACCTTGACAAGTTCATGGCCGGAAAGCTCAAGGCGGCTGATCCGATCATGGCCGAAGTGGCCAGAAAAGATCTGGAAGATTATCGCCGGAGGGCGAATTTGTAAAAAACGCGATAAGCGGCTCCTGTGCGGTTTCGGTAATCGAGTCGCCTGAATGTTCGGGCAGCGAGCAAGGAAAACACCACAGGCGATTTTAAACAGGTTTTAAACAAGCTCTCAGCCGGGCCGGTGGCCCAGGAGGAAAGATGAAGAAAAAATATCTACTCAGCGCCATGAACAGTGTGGATGAAAAACTGCCTAAGGCATGCAACAGCTTCGAGCTGCCCGGTGATGGTTCCGTACCTGAATGGGTCGAGTTATTGCCGTCAGGGCAAATCATTGTCGGGCGGGATAAACGAAGGTGGATCAATGACAACCCTCAGGACGTAGTGACCGCTTTTGCTACGAACAGAGCTGCTGTGCCGGTAGATATTGAGCATGCCACCGAGAAAAAAGGACCGATCGGTGAGGCGGCACCAGCCATGGGCTGGATCGAAGAAATGGAGGTCCGCGAAGGCGGAGCTGTCTGGGGTCGAGTCGAATGGACAACCAAAGGGAAAGAGTTGATTGCCAACCGCGAGTATCGCTACTTCTCGCCGGTTTTTAAATATGAACCAAGGACAACCCGAGTGCGGATTATCACCTCGGTCGGACTCACCAACAGCCCGAATCTGTATCTCACAGCCCTCAACCAACAACAACACGAGGAGGAACCTAACATGGATCTCAAACAACTGCTGGCCGCCTGCGGACTGCCCGAAACCACAACCTTTGCCCAGGCGCTGAACCACATCAACAAGATGACCGGCGACCTGGCCACGGCCACGAACCGGGCCGAGAATCCGAGCCTGGAGAAGTTCGTGCCGCGCGCGGATCACGACGCCGCCCTGGCTCGTGCAACCAATGCCGAGCAGAAGCTTAAAGAGTTGAACGATACCCAGCTTGAGAAGGAGATCGAGACAGAGGTCGGCGATGCCCTCAAGGCTGGCAAGATTACTCCGGCCACGACTGATTACCATAAAGCACAGTGTCGACAGGAAGGTGGACTGGATCGCTTCCGTGATTTTGTCAAAGCCGCTCCGGTGGTAGGCGATGCATCCGGCCTTGACGGCAAGCAGCCGGAGCGAGATGGCAAGGCGCTGAATAGCGAAGAGAAAAAGGTCTGCGAAAACCTCGGCATCTCTGAAGAGGAATACCAGAAGGCTATGTAGCCAATCGATGGCTCAGGCACTCAACACTTTAAGTTAACAAAACGATCAAAAGGAGAATTTTACAATGCCCGCATTGACTCAAGATCGAGACACACTGAAAAAAGACGGCAAGATTTTTGGTCTGCCTGTTGCGGCTACCACCAAGCTTTTTGCAGGCGGCATCGGCTGCCGCAATGCCACCGGCTATGTGGTGCCCGGCAGCACTTCCACCACCCTGAAAGCATTGGGTCGCATTAACGAGCAGGTGGACAACAGTGCCGGGGCCGACGGCGATCTCATGGTCGAGATCGAGCGTGGTCTCTTCCGCTTTGCCAATTCGGCGGCTGCCGACGAGATCACCAAGGCTGACATCGGCAACGATTGTTACATCGTGGATGACCAGACCGTGGCCAAAACCGATGGTACTGCGACAAGATCCGTGGCAGGTAAAGTCCGCGACGTGGACTCCCTTGGCGTCTGGGTAGAACTCTAAGCGTCCAGATTTAATTTACGCTTTTCAGTCCTCAATTTTAAATAAGGAGAATCAAAACCATGATTATCAATAGTGCAAATCTCGCCATTCTGTTTCGGGCGTTCAATGCAGCCTTTCAGCGCGGCTTCACCGGGGTCACCCCCTTGTGGAATAAAGTAGCAACCATGGTGCCGTCCACCACGGGCACCGAGGACTACGGTTGGCTTGGCCAAATCCCCGGCATGCGGGAGTGGATCGGCGATCGCCATATTCACAATCTTAAGCAACATGATTACAGCATCAAAAACAAGAAATTTGAGCTGACCGTCGGTGTTCCCGAGGAAAAAGTGGATGATGATCAATATGGCGTTTACGCCCCGATGATGGAAACACTGGGCCAATCTGCCAACGAGCACCCAGACCAGCTTATTTTCGCGTTGCTGGCTGCGGGATTTTCCACCCTTTGTTATGACGGCCAATACTTTTTTGACACCGACCATCCAGTGCTTCAGGAAGACGGAACCGAGGCCAGTGTCAGCAACATGCAGGCTGGTGCCGGGAATCCCTGGTTTCTACTTGATACCCGTCGCCCTCTCAAGCCGCTCATCTTGCAGATGCGCAAGAAACCAAATTTCGTCAGAAAAGATCGTCCAGAGGATGACAATGTTTTCACCAGGGGTGAGTTGATCTATGGCGTAGACGATCGCAAAAACGTCGGATTCGGCTTCTGGCAGATGGCCTTGGGGTCTAAAGACACCTTGGATGCAACAAACTTCGATCTGGCTATGGCCGCCATGGGTGCTTTTAAGGGCGATCATGGCAAGCCCCTCGGTGTAATGCCTAATTTGTTGGTGTGCGGCCCCAGCAATCGAGCCAAGGCCAAAGCTGTTGTTGAGGCGGAAAGACTTGCCTCTGGTGCCAGCAACACCAACTTCAAGGCAGTGGATGTGCTGGTCGTGCCCTGGCTTGCTTAAGCAAGGTCGCTGATCGTCTGGCTGGCCCGGGCTTTTACTGTCCTGGCCAGCCGTTAAACAAAATAATCATCACGGAGGAAGTTCCATGGTTCTAATTACATCAAAACAAGACGGCTTCCGGCGTTGCGGGGTGTCCCATCCGGCCCAGCCCACGAGTTATCCGGACGGCCGCTTCACAGGTGAACAGATCGAGATCCTCAAGGCTGAGCCCATGCTGGTTGTGACTGAGGTCGAGGACGCCAAGAAGGAAGCATCACGTCCCAATGCCAACGAAACGATCGCCATGGCCAAGACTGCCGAGAGCATTGCCGCGCTCGATGAGTTAGCCGAAGGCGAGGACCGCAAAAGTGTACTGGCTGCCATTGAGGCCCGGCGCAAAGAGTTGAGCGCATAAGCCATGTACGCAACCCAACAGGACATAGTCGACCGTTACGGTGAGGATGAACTGTATGTGGTCTTTGACCGGGACGGCGATGGCGTGCTCGATGCCAATGCGATCGATCAGGCCCTCTCCGATGCCACCGAGGAAATCAACGGCTACCTGGCCGGGCGGTATTCCATACCCCTGGCCACGGTGCCCGGCAACCTTAAAACCTTGTGCATTGATATTGCCCTCTACAAGGGCAGCTCCAGCACGGCGCTCACCGAGGAAAAACGGCAGCGCTATGAGGACGCGGTGAAATACCTCACCAAGGTGGCCGAGGGCAAGGTGAGTCTGGGCATCGAGAAGCAGGAAGCGGGCGGCAGTTCTGGCGCTTCTTTTGTAGGAAACGGTCGGCTCTTTAGTCGCGACAGTCTGAAGGGCATGTGATGGCTGGCGTCTCGTGCAAAACAAGGATGAACGGCCTGCAACAATTGCAGGCCAGGCTCAACCAATTGAGCGCGGCCAGGATCGATTTTAAACCGCTGCTCGAAGAGGTGGGGGCGCTCATTGAAAGCGAGACTCGTTACCGCATCGAGACAGAGAAGGAAAGCCCAGCCGGTGATAAATGGCCGGAGTGGTCTGAGGCCTATGCCAAAACCAGGCACAGCGGCCACAGCTTGCTCGAAAACGAAGGAGACCTGGCGGACAGCCTTACCTCGGAGCTGATTAAAAAAAACACCGTTGAGACCGGCACCCCTCTGATCTATGGGGCCACCCAGCATTTGGGCGACGATGACCGCAACATTCCGGCCAGGGAGTTTTTACCTGGAGAGTTAATTGAGATCCATGGCCTGGAAGATCTGCTGAATGATTTTGTCGGCAGGATGACCAGCTAAAAGGAGAGACCAAGATGTACATCGAGCCGTTTCGCGCCGCCGTTTTGGCAAGTATCAAGACCCAGATGGGATCCGCGGTTAAGGATTGCGACACCCACCAGGGCCGATTCAATCTTGATGAGCTGAAACGGCTTTCGGTAAAGGCTCCGGCCATGCGGGTGGCCATTCTCGGCGTACCGAAGATCAGCAGCACCAATGCTGCCAAGCGGGATCTGGTTATGCCCATGGCCTGCTTTGTGATAACCAGAGACGCCAAGCAGCTCCCCCGTGACGTGGCCATGCTCAACCTGGTGGAGACGTTGTTGATTCATATAGATAGCAACACTTGGGGCCTCGACTATGCAAAAAAACCTTTGGAGCTGCGCGGCGAGAACCTCTTTTCCGGGGCCGTGGCAAAGGGAGGCATTGATCTCTGGGCCGTGACCTGGAAACAAACCTTGCGCATTCCGGCAGACGGTATAGCACCGAACGATCCGGACCTGACAGCAATCGGCCTTGCCTACTACCTGCAAGACCCGGTTGACGACGATGTGGCCGATGCCAGTGACGAACTGACGCTGGCCTAATAAAGAATCAACCATGGAGGACACCATGAAAACAATGAAAGTAACCGCTAAAAGCGGAACCCGGTGCCCGAAGGAGGGCAAGCCCAGGGAGTATATCGAGGGCAACGGCAAGTTTGTTGAGGTGCCGGACACCCCTTACTACCGGCGCTTGGTCAAGGATGGTTCCCTGGATACCGCAGAGACCATCAAGGCAAGAAAAGAGGCAGAGGCGCAGGCCAAGGCCTCAACAAAGAGCGGAGGGTCTAAATAATGCCATCCAAAAATATCACGTTTGACACCATCCCCGCCTCGATCCGCAAGCCGGGTAAATACTTCGAGTTCAACACCAGGCTTGCGGTACGAACCCTGCCCGCCAACAAACGGCGCATGCTCATCGTTGGTCAGCGCCTGGCCGCCGGTTCGGTGGCCGAGGCAATCCCGGCCCAGGTCTTTTCCGATGCCGAGGCGGCTGATTACTTCGGCCAGGGATCAATTGCCCACCTCATGGCCAGGGCGGCGATCACCGCCAACCCTTATCTGGACCTGACCTGCGTTGCCCTGGATGATGCGGCCACCGCCCAGCAGGCAGGCGGCACCAACACCATCGGCGGCCCGGCCACCAGTACCGGCTCAATCAAGTTTCGGATCGGGAACAAAACGATTGAGGTAGGTTTTGCCAATGCTGATACGGCCAGCGCCATTGCCACTGCCCTGAACGACGAGATTGCCAAATACCCGGATCTGCCCATCACCTCGGCGGTAAATGGTGGAGTGCCGGAGCAGCTCGACATTACCGCCAAGAATGGCGGCACCATCGGCAACCAGATCCCGCTTTCCTGCGAGGTGACCGGCAGCGGCGTGACCGCCACCGTGGTGGCTATGAGCGGCGGGTCAGTGGATCCGGATATTGATACCGCCCTGGCTGCAGTGTTTGCCGAGCAGTATCACATTATCGCCGCCTACTTGAACGACCAGACCAGCCTCACCGCCCTGCGCGATCATCTGGACAGTGTTTCCGGAGCGCTGGAGCAAAGACCGGGCCGAGGGGTATATGCCACCACCGGCGCATTGGCCGATGCCACTACCCTGGCCGGTCAGCTCAATGGTGGCCGGATGAACCATGCCTACTTGAGGGCAACCAGAAGCCTGGCCTTTGAGTTGGCCTGCGCCTATGCGGCAGTGATGGCTTTTGAAGAAGACCCGGCCATGCCGCTCAACACTTTGAGCCTGCCGGGCATCCATGCTCCGGAAGTTGACCAGCGCTTGAGCCGGACCGAACAGGAAAGCTGTCTTTATAACGGCGTAAGCCCCCTGGAGGTTGGGCCAGGAGAAAGGGTGCAGATTGTGCGGGCGATCACTACCTACACCAAGGATGCCCAGGACATTGATGATATCAGCCTGCTGGACACCACTACCATCGACACTCTGGATTATGTCCGTAAGGCCTGCCGTGAGCGCATTGCCTTGCGCTTCCCCAGGGCCAAACTTTCAAGCCGGACACCCGGCAAGGTGCGCACCGAGTTGCTCGATGTGCTGCTCAAGTGCGAGGAGTTGGAGATCGTCGAGGAGGTGCTGGCCAATAAGGACGGCTTGATCGTTGAGCGTGATCTGCAGGATCCGAATCGACTGGACGCCAAGATCCCGGCTGATGTGGTCAATGGTCTGCATGTATTTGCCGGGCGGATTGACCTGCTGCTGTAATTTTTAACAGAAAAAAAGGCAAAGGAGAGACTCATGTCTGAATATGTCAATCGGTGTTTCCTGGAGGCGAACGGCCAGGCCATCGAAGATTTTAAAACCGTTTCGGAAAAAGAAGTCGAGCATCACAAGGCGGTCAAATTGATGAACAAGACCGGCGTCTCCGGGGTTACCCCTCGGTACGGAGTGGACGTTGACTATGTGGTGCCGGAGGATGCCACGGAGTTCGATTGGGAAGGAATGAAGAACGGCACCCTGACTATCGAGTATGTGAACGGCAAGCGTACCACTTACACCGGCGTTTATATCGCTAAAGTTGGTCAGCAAAAGATCGACGGCGACAACGAGCTTGTCCGCCCTATCGAGCTGATCGCCACCGGTCGGGTCAAAGAGTAACCAGCCTTATTGAGCTGAAGGAGTTGAGTAGATGATTACTGAAAAAGGCACGCTGATTGTCGGAGTTGAATACAAAGGCAAGACTCACCGGGACTTTGAACTGCGGCCCATCCTGGTGGAGGACTCATTCACCATCAGTGATAGCGAACATGCAAAACGGGCCGCGACCGACAACAGCTTCAACGGAATAGTGACCTATGCCTTGCGCCTGGTGAAGCTTGGGGACATCCCTCCCAAAGAAATCACTCCGAACATGATCATGAATATGGTTGCCATTGATCTGGACGAAATTATGGAAGCCGATGGGAGGTTGAAAACAACCATCGACTCGTTTCGAAAGCAGTTTAAAGCAACACCGCAAAGTGGTGCTGGCTCTGATGAAAATGGGGTTCAGCGAGGAGCGAGCGCGGAAGATGCCCGAAGCGGAAGCAGTGAGCTGGCTGGCAGCATTTCAGGAGATCAGGAACCCGCTGCAGGCGAAGGCGAAGAAGTACAAGGTGAAGCGGCGACCGAAGAAATCTCCCCATAAAGAACAAAAGAGCCCAGCCGGGCTACCAGCCGCATCGAAGCATAAAGAGTAATTAGAAAAATAACACCGCCAAGGGCATAAAACATGGGAATCGCCTCCGTAGGAGTTCAGTTTACCATAATCGACCTGCTCAGTAAAGGAGTCGACCGCATCAAGGGCCGCATGGAGTCGTTAGCCCATGCCAACAAGGATGTGCAAAACTCCTATGACGGTATGGCGAAAAGTGCCAAGTATGCCGCCGGAGCGGCGGTGCTCACCAGGGAGCTGTACAAAGGGGTTAAGCCTGCCGTGGGCATGGCTTCTGATCTGCAAGCCGAACTTCTCGGCACCAGGGCGGAGCTGGCCGGGTCGGTTAAGGAGGCCGGAGCCCTTGATCGACAGCTCAAACAGGTGAAGGCCACCGCCTTTTCTGTACAGGCCTGGACTCCGTTTGACATGGGGCAGATTGTTGCCCTGGAGAAACAGCTCCTCAAGTCCGGTGCAAAACTTAAAGACGTAACCGGCGCGGAAGGGGCCGCTGCCGCCTCTGCAGCCCTGGGTGTTTATCAGGGCATTGACCCGGTGGATATGGGCAAAGACATGATCGGCATTGCTTCGCCGTTCAAGATCCAAGGCGCGCAGTTCATGGACTTAGCCGACAAGATCGCTCGAGCCTCTGCCGCTTCGACGGTTGGGGCTGCCGATATCGCCGAAACAGCTAAATATGCGGCGCCAGCTATGGCCGGACTGAACCGCGAGGTAGATGAAATGCTGGTGCTATCCGCCATGATGGCCAAACGCGGGCTTGGTGGTTCCATGGGTGGCACCGGCATTCGCCAGTTTTTTGTGGGTGCGACGAAAAATAAGGCGTTCAGGAATGCGGAGGGCGACCTCAAATCGCTGAACGAGATTGTGGAGATCCTCAAGAAAAATTTAGGGGGCCTGGGTGACGCCGAGCAATATGGGGCGTTGACCAAGCTTTTTGATATGCGCGGTGCGCCGCTTGCCCAAGCATTGATGGAGGAAGGAGACCCCTATGCCAAGGTTAAAGCAGACATGGCAGGCCACATTCCCCTCATGGAAAAGCTGCAGATGATGATGGGAGGTTTTGGCAAGCAGCAAGAAGCGCTGACCGGCACCAGCAAGTCAACAATTGCCGATCTCTTTCAGCCTGCCCTGGTGCCCCTTACCTACATTCTAAACAAGACCAACGAATTTGTGGCCTTGCTCGGCACTGCCTCGATGAACAGCGAGGCTCTCGGCCAGGCGGTATCCGGTATTTCGTTGGGTGGTTTAGCCACCGGCGCGGCGGCCACCATCGGCCTGACCGGGGCGGCTCTTTACCATGGCCGTAAAGTACTCAAGGGGGTCGGCGGCCTCAAGGGCCTGCTTGGCTCTGCCGCCAGCGCCACAGCCGGGATCGCTACCGGCAAGGCGGTGCAGGCGGCCACCGGAGTGCAGCCGGTGTTTGTTACCAATTGGCCGGGCGGTTTTATGCCGGGTGGCGGGGGCAGCATGGTGGCCGAGGTTGCGGCTGGAGCGGCAGGCGGCGGCATTATGAAAAAAATGCTCGGTAAGGCCGGAGCACTGGCCAAAGGGGCTATGCCTTTACTTGGCAAAGCTGGCATGGTTGGTGCCGCAGGTGCAGGCGGTTATTTGATCGGCACCGGAATCAACAAGCTGCTGGCCGGGGCATCAAGCATGATCACCGGCGGCAAATATGGTGACGACGGCTGGCTGGGTGACATGCTGTACGACCTTTTCAACCGGGAGCAAGAACGGGAAGTGAAGAACGATATCGAATTGAACGTAAGCATTGATGAACGCGGCCGGGTGGTTTCCGAGACCAACGACAGAAACACCAGAGCCAACGTGAAGCCCTTGAACAGAGGAGAGTTCGGAACATGGCAGACCGCTGGGGCGCATTGATAAACGGTTTTGATCTGGATGTGGAAACACTTCAGGACAGCTTTGAGAAAGCGATCGCCGTCTATGAATACCCGTTTGCGGACGGGGCCGACACCGAAGACCTGGGCCTTAAGGCACGACGGATCAAGATCCGCTGTTATTTTCTGGAAGAGAATTATGCAAAGCATGTCGACTTCCTCAAGGATCTGGCCCGGCGGGATCTGGCCGAACTGACCCACCCCAAGTACGGTATCATCAAGGGCCGGGTGGAAACGGTTGCCGTGAGCCATGACGACCGGCAGCAGACTGCCGAGATTGATATCTCCTTTGTCGAGGAGCGCCAGAAAACGACGGCCCCTAAAAAATATGCGGATGTGCAGGGGGCGGTGGAGGAATCCTTTGTAACTGGTCAGACAAACCTGATGGACAGCTATGCCGGGGATGTTGTGACCGCTCTGGGGCCTGAAGCCTATACCATTTTAAACACCGACCTTGATCCGGATTTGGGGATTTTAGAGCAGTTTGGCAACGTGAGCCGCAAGGCCCGTACCTACCTGAAGAGCGTGGAGAGCTGGACCGGGACGCTGGTCGAAGATCTGGCCGAAGTGAGCAACCCGGCCAACTCTCTGACCTCGTTGATCACCTATCCGGACAACCTGGCGGGCCGGGTGATCGGCAGCTTGGCCCGGACGGTGGAGCGCTATGTTCTGGCCCGAGACACCATGCGCCTGGCCCCTGCAAGATTTCTGGACAGCCTGCGTCTTGGCTTTGCCGGGGTTACCGAGGCGGCGGCAGGATACGACGAGCCGACCGTAAGCACCGAGGTAAGCCTTGCCAATCCGGCCCGCGTTGCCGCAGCCCAACGCATGTCTGTTGAGGCCGGGACTATTTTTGCCGAAGACGAACAACGCCGCCAGGAACTGCGCCGAGTTGAAAAGGCAAAGAGCTTTGATACCCTGGGCAACTACCTGGCCCCTGATCCTGCGCCCAAGGTAATGACCGTCCAGGAGCTGGAGCGCTCCTTGGCCATGACCCGCATCAGCCTGCAGGATGCCATCGACCAGACGCGGGCCACGGATAATCCGGCTGCAGACCGAACCATTGCCGGGCTGAAATCCATGGCCCAGGATCTGCAGGAGCATGTCGGTGAAATCAAGCTGGAGCGTGACCGCATTGTACCTGTGAGCCTGGACAACCCCCTGCCGCTGCATCTGGTTTGTCTGCGCCATGGCCTGTCCTATCGGTATGCCGACCGGCTCCAAGCCATCAATAACATCAAGCACCCGAACTTTACTGACGGCGAGGTGCTGATCTATGCCTGATAAAATCACCCTGTCCGTTGCTGGCCGCCGAGTCGAGGCCTTTACCGACTACCACATTGACTCTGATCTTTACACGGCCGGAGACGCCTTCAGCCTGACCATGTCCGATCCGGGCGTTGTCATCAATGATGGGGCGCGCTGCCAGCTATCGGTAAACGACCGCTTGGAAATGACCGGCATTGTCGACCGGGTGACCGAGGCCAACTCCAAGCAGGGCAGCACAGTGACCGTGGAGGGCCGGGATTTGATGGGCTTGGTCGTGGACAGCTACGTTGAGCAGTTTGTCACCCTGGAGAACATCACCCTCAAGGCCTTGGCTGAACAGCTTCTTGCGACCGTGCCCTTCATCAACCGCAAGGCCATTGAATACCAGGCCGGGATCGCCGGGGCGGCTGCTGCCAAAACCGGGAGCAACTCACTCCTCGACACCGCCCAGAACAAGGCCCAAGTTGAGCCGGGCCAGACCATTTTCGAGGTGCTGAAAGATTATGCCATGAGCCGGGGAGCCATGTTCTTTTCGTTGCCGAACGGCACCTTTGTTTTCGGCAGGCCAAAGGCCAAGGGCAAGCCGGTATTCAAGTTGACCAGGCGGCGTGATGGCCGAGGCAACAATGTGATTGAGGGCCGCAGGATACGCGATATCTCCCAGCGCTATTCAAAGATCATCGTCCTGGGGCAACAACAGGGCAGCGATCCGCTGGGTGCCGAAGAAATCAATACCAAGGCCGAGATCCTCGACGATCAGGTGCCGTTTTATAAACCATTCGTCACGGTGAACAACAACGACGGCAAAAGTCCGGCTGAGCATGCAAGACTACTGCTTGAGCGGCAGCGGGCCATGGGCCTGCAGTTAATCTACAAGGTGCGCGGCCACAGCCAGGGCAGCCGCAACTGGACGATCAACGAGTTGTGCGAGATAGAAGATGAGAAATTCGGCATCTTCGGCACCTTCCTTATATATGGCCGCGCCCTAAACCTGGACAAAAAGGACGGACCGATCACCGAAGTGCGGCTGGGTCTACCGGGGGTGATTAAATGAGAAAAATGATCCGGGGCATAATCGACACAGTAGTCGAGGGGGCGATCAAGCGGATCTCGATCAAGGGTTTTTCCGGTGAGAGCATCGATGACCGCGAATACTTCCAGCATTACGGCTACACCTCAAGGCCGTTGAATGGGGCCGAGTGCATCGTAATCCGCGAGGGTAATCACTTAGTGGTGATCGCAAGTGATGACCGGCGCTACCGCATAGCCCTGGAGGAAGGTGAGGTGGCGCTCTACACCGATGAAGGCGACAAGGTCCACCTGAAGCGGGGCAAGGAGATCCTGATCCAGAGCGGCAATAAAGTAACCGTGGAAGCGGCCAACGAGATCAGCGGCACCGCGCCGGTGGTGACTGTGAATGCGGCAACAAGCTGCACCGTGAACAGCCCGGCCATCAATCTGGGCGGAGCCAGGGCAGGTTTGCGACGCTTTGTTGATGAAAGATTTGCCACCTTGTTCGGCAGCCATACCCATGGCGGAGTACAGGCAGGCTCCGACAGCAGCGGCACCCCGAATCAATCTTTCGTGCAGGCCGATAACTGCACCGATACCACGCGGGGGATCTGAATGGACTATGCAATCACCATGCAGGATGGCCAGGGCCAGATGACCTTTGATAAGGCCGACAACATCTTCAATAACATTTATCTGAGCATCAAGATCCGGCGCGGTTCCTTTTTTGTGAACCCGGAGTTCGGCAGTCGCCTGCATCTGCTCAAGAAGAACAGCCCCAGGGCCGCAGGCCTGGCCGAGGAGTATGTGAAAGAGGCGCTGCAATGGCTGCTTGATACCGGTCGCGCCACCAAGGTGGAAGTTTATGCCGAACGGGACACCCTGCAGGACGCCTCCCGGCTTAAACTGCTGGTTGAAGTGACTCAGCCGGACGGCGCGATTGTGCCCTTTGAAGATTTTGTGGAGGTAATTTGATGGACTATCCCGTGCCAAGCTTTGACGAACTGCTGAACAAAATCCTCACCGATTACCGTGGCCAGTTCGATGGCAAATACGATACCTCGGAAGGCAGCCTGGCCTTTATCAAGTCTGCCTGTACGGCCAGTGCCTTGTGGGGAATTTATCAGCACCAGGAACACATCGGCAAACAGATCTTCCCGGACACCCAGGAGGAGGAGAACCTGGAGCATTACGGTTGGGTGCAGGGCATTGACCGCAAGCCCGGCGAGAGCGTGGCCGATTATCTCGATCGGATCCTTGATGACCTGCGGCGGCCACCTGCCGGGGGCAACCAGTATGATTATGAAAAATGGGCTAAGGAGATCACCAACGTGAAGGCGGCTTATTCCTGGCCTCTGGCCCAGGGAGCGGAAAGCGTGGATGTGGTGATTGTGGCCGATGCGGTGGCCACCGGCGACGAGATCCCGACCCAGGCGCTGATCGACGAAGTTGCCGCCTATATCGAGGAGGTACGACCGGTGGGCGCGCGGTTTGTCCGGGTGCTGGCCCCGACCATAGTGGAACAGGCCGTAACCATGACCGGCGTTGGGGTCGACCTGGCCGCCGCAGTCCAAGCTGACATCGAGGCATATCTGAACACCTTTGAGCCTGGTCAAGAACTATATCTGCCGCAGCTCACCACCATTGCCACCGAAAACGGGGTGGCCAATCCGGTACTGACCACACCTGCCGCCACGGTGACCCCGGAAGATTATGAGATGCTGCGACCGGGAGTGATCGATGTCAGTTGAGCAGACCAATAAGCATACCCTGCAGCTTCTTTTTCCCTTGGAATTGGGCGGTGATTTTGCCACTGATCTGGAGCTGGAAGCCAAG